TTAACAACCTCATCATTTTCATACGCAACAATTTCAACATAGTAAGCATCACTCATTTTGTAATTCTCCATTTAAATATATGATACCACATAATAGGGTATTTTAGCAACCACCAACAAAAACTTTTCCAAGACCATGGGTTTTCATCCATCAGTTCCACATGGACCAAAGTCACCTCATCATCCCAAGGTTCAACTTTCTTCCACTTGCTCATGTTTCCTCTCTTTGGTCAACAGTAAATCAAATGGATATATGAAGTCAGGGAACTTCTTCATCAAACTATCAAACTCAAAATGCTGTAGGATGTGCATTGCATTTCCATGAAGCTCATTTGGTGTCAACTTCTCCTTCACTTTCCCTGACCTCACTTCTGCCGTGTCCAATGTCATGAACTCAATTAGTTTCACCATCAATGCATAGTCATCAAGTCCGGCCTCAAATTTATTTATCCAACGCTCATACTTATCTGTGATTTCAATGTCTGTGTCCCTATAGAATAAGGTTCCCATGAGTGCCTTTGCACCAACTGGTCCAATTCCCTTTATTCCCGGAAGGTTGTCTGATGGGTCTCCAACCACGGCTTTGTAGTCTATATAATACCGTGCCGGGAAACCAAGACTCTCTTCCAAATCCTTACCGCTCCACAGCTTCTTTTTAATAGGATTATATATACTGACATTATCAAAATACTTGAACAGTTGGTAAAAGTCCTTGTCCGTTGAAACTACAATGAACTCAATATCCAAGCCCTGCCCAACTGACTGCACCTGCACCATCAGATTGAATATCACATCATCAGCTTCTCTGTGCGGAATGAGAAAGTTTGTCAGTCCAAGCTTCACCAGACAATGCCTGAACGTCTCCATCTGGTGGAAGAAAAGTTCAAGTTCAATCTCCTCTGCTTCAGTCTTTGGTTTGTCTCTCTTCTTGTATTCCGGGAACAGCTTCTTCCGTCTCTCATCTCTGCCACCATCCCAAACAACAGCAACCCTATCAGGTTCAAACTCCTGCAGGTATCCCTTCACCATCTTCAATCCTGTGAAGATGACTTCCGTCCTCATGCCCTCTTGGGTGGACATGACATTGCCATGCCCACCCATATGAGCCACGTTGTTACCATCAATCAAAAGCACTTTTAATTTCATTGTTCTGTTTTTGGCAAGTATCCCAACATCTCAAAGTCTTTCTCTGCTTGTGACCAGTCTCTGAAGTGCCAACCACGGTCATCAAGATACAGGTCCACAATAGGTTTGAACTTTGCCAAGAAGTGGAACGGAATGTTCCTCTTCCTCATATTAGCCTCAACACCTTCCATTAGTTCTTCCACTGTGTAGCCCCCATTGCCGTGCCAGTCCGGGTTGGTTCTGGATGTATACAGAATAACAGTAAATCCATTATCAACTAATCTGGACAACACCCTGATGCACCCCTTCATAGTTGGATGTTTATCCAAGTCCAATGGGTCATAGTTCTCACTGACAAACTCACCGTGCATGGAATCCAGAATGACTCCATCAATATCAATTGCAACAGCTTTATGAGTTGGTGTCCTTTCCATTCTCCATCTCCTCATAAATCACCGGGAACTCTTCCTTTCTGAATTTCTTCTCTTCACCGGGAAGATTATACCACCCTTTCTTTGCTTCCACTTTACCGTGTCTCACGTAGTAGTCAAGCAACCCTGAATACTGGTCAATGGGAGAATCTGTCAGCATCTCAAAGTTGACAACACCAAACGGCTTGCAGACCTTGGACTTGTCAATACTGATTTTGCCCTTGTATCCGTCAAGCTCCTGTGTCTGGTCATTCTTTATCTTTCCGGTCAACTTACAGTGTACCCTCATGGATGCTATAAACTTGATTGCCTTCCCACCAACAGTGTCATACTTGTCACCGTACATGACATTGATTTTGTCCCTGATTTGATTAATGAAGATAAGTGCAATCTTGTGTTTATGCACGTCTGCCATTATCTTCTGCAGACCTTCACCAATAAGTTTGGCACGTCTCATTGCCGTGGTGTTAACTCCTATCTCCCCTTCCAACAATGCCAGTCCGGGAGTTGAAGCCACACTGTCCCACACAATGGTCAGTAGTCCGTCCGGGTCTTCTTCTCTGAGTGTGTTCACTTCAAACTCAATGACCTCAAAGATGTCCTCAACACTCAGGAGTTCTGTGTCCGGGTCAGGATAGATTAATGTGGGAGCATCAACGCCTGTCAGGTCCAGAAGCCCTTGACTCAATGACCGCTCAACGTCCAAGAACACGGCCTTGCCACCAAGCCTCTGTGTCTCTCCCATAATGTGACATGCAATCCGGGTCTTCCCACTGGAAAAGTCTCCGTATATCTCTGTAAGCTTTCCTGCAGGAATACCACCACCTGTCACAATATCAAAGGCAATGACACCAGTTGGGATTCTGAATTTAACAAAATCCTCAAACCGTTTTGAGAGGTCAACCGTGGCAACGGATTCCCTCTTCTTTCTCTTTTCCGTCATCAATCCTGCTTCTGCTTGATTTTGTCAAGCTTTGCACGGAGTCCTGACAGCTTGTCCTCTTGTGGTTTCTCCGGCTTTGGTTCCGACTTGGGTTCAGGTTTTGGTTCCTCTTTGGAAGCCTCTTCCTTCTTCTTGGTGGTGGTCTTTGGCTTGGCCTTTGGTTCTTCCTTTGGCTGTTCCGGTTCAGCTTCTTCCTCAGCTTCCTTGGCTTTCCGTTCCTCAAGCCACATCTCTTTCAGAAGCTCTCTCAACTGCTCACGTTCCTGCTTGGTTCCAAAGGTTCTGATTTGAGCCACTTCCGGGTCAACCTTGTAGGCCACATTCTCAGGATTGTCAGGAGTCAGTGGAGTAATGCTCTCAACCCACTCTGAGATTTGTTCTGGTGTTCCCAGTTCAACGTAGTCAGTGGGAATGGCATTGTATCTGTTTGCAGGAGCTTGGTCCTTATCATACACCACAATAATGTCCCTGCCGGGTTTGGAGATATTGCCCTTGTCATCAAACTCATCAAAGAAGTCTGAAGAACGTCCCCGGCCTGAATGGATGCTAACAATCTTGGTCCACAGTGAGATAGGAGCCTGAAAGAGTTTCACCTTGTCATCCACCTGCCGTTCCGTCTGTCCGGTCTTGTGGTTGGTGACATACTTGACACCAAGGACATTGAACACACCAAACCGGGTTGGCTTGTATGCATTGGCTCTCTTGTAGATTGCATCCTTCTGAGCCTTGTCCTTGACATCCTTCACTTCTTCCAGAATCTCAAAATACTTCTCACAGGCCACACAGTCCTCACCGTACACTTCTCTCATGCACGTAAACTGCTCAAAGCCACCGTCAGGATGCCGGATGAAATGCTTTGACATTTTGAGATACCAGTCTGCACCTTCAACTGGTGAAGGAAGCAGAATCCTTACTCCAACTTCTTCTGTTATCTCATTGTCGTTCCTTAGGTCTGCTTTTGGTACTGGTTTCCAATAAATACTGTCCCAGTCTTTACTGTAGGAACTCTGTCTTTCCTTCTCTTCCTTCAGCACCTCAGCGTCCTTGTCAATGTTTACCTTTCCAAATAATCCCATGTTTTTTCTCCTTTATTTTGGGATAAATAGGTGCAATAGGTGTAACCTACACACGCATTTCCAATGTAGCCAACATCTTGTAGTCTTCTGCATAGATTTCAAACCCACCGTCTTCTCTTAACTCATCCATCCTTTCAACCAAATCAAATACGGTTTTCATATACATACTCCTTTAAATATAGTATTCCCCACATCTGTGGGTTGTTGTAACTTATTATCTGTACCCAAGCTTTTTCTCTGCCTCTTTCTTCCCAACGTAAATACTTGGGTCTGCCTGTGCTCTCATGTTGGAAGCCAAAGCAATCACGGCTTCCTTCCTGTGATTGAAAGAGTCCTTGATTCCTTTGAGCATCCCCACGGATTTGTTCTTCTCAATGACATCCATCCGTGCTTCAATGAATGCTTCATCCAATTTGATTTGAGCCTCAATATGTCTCTCTGTCGGCTTCTTGCCTTTCACCAAATTCATCCTGTACTTTGCATCAAGCTCTGCTTCCAGAATCTCCAATGCAAGCTTGGCCTCATCCCGGTCTGCAATAGCACGTTCCAGAACGACACAGTACCAAGCAAACAGGTTAGGTTGCCTTTTCAGGTCTTCATTGATGGTCTCTTCATGAAGTTCAAGTTCCTTCTCATACTCAAGAACTATCTCTTCATCACCCAGTTTCAAAATCATTGTTCTCATATGTGTATCCTCATCTTATTGTACCATAAATTTCCTGCATGTGTCAACCTCAAACCTCAAGTTCTTCAAGCCGTCCCCAGTGCTTTCCAACAGATACATCCACCACCAGTGGAACGCCTCTCATCCATTTATAACTAACACCCTCAAGGATTTCCTTACCCTTCAAAATTATGGTTTCTATTTCATTTTCATAACAGTCAATACCTATGCTATCATGAACTTCCCACACCATCTGTGACCTAAAGCCTTCCTGCCTCATCCACTTCCACAGCCGTCCCAGTCCGGTCAGCACAATATCACTTGCCGTTCCCTGAATAGGCATATTGATTGCTTCCCGGTACATGGCATTCATCTGTCCCTGTGTCAATCCCGGCCTTCTGAGATTGAAGAACCGTGTCCTGCCAAATGGTGTGTCAATGTATCCATTCTCCTTCACGTAGTCCCACACCATATTCTGGTATCTCCTCACAGCCGGATGCTTTCTGTACCACGTATCAAGCCATTGCTTGGCAATCCGTTCTGACTTCTTCAGTTCCTTTGCCAAGCTCTTGTACCCTGTACCATACACAATGGAGAAATTGACAGTTTTGGCCTGAACTCTCTGCTCCTTCCTCACTGAACTACTCTTGTCACTGTTGTCACCATACATGTACAACCGGGTTCCCTCATGGATGTCCACCCCATTGCTGAAGTCCTCAATCATGGGAATGTCATTGGCAATCATTGCCAAAACTCTAAGCTCTAATTGTGAGTAGTCAAACTCCAAGAACAGTCCATTTTTGGAAATGAACACCGGACGTGTGTCATATGGTATGTTCTGGAAGTTTGGGTTGAATGAACTCAGCCGTCCTGTGGCTGTTGTTATGAAGGAATAGTCTGCATGTATCCGGCCTTCCCGGTTGTTCTCAACGTAGGGTTTCAGGTACGTTCCAAGCACCTTGTTTTTCTTCCTAAAGTCCAAAAGGTCATTGACCAGTCCATGCTTTCCTTCAACGTTCTTCAGTGCTTCCTCATCCGTAGACATGGCTCCTGTCTTCTTTGACACCTTCCGTGTGTCAATCCTCAGCATCTCAAACACTTCTCTCAACTGCTTTGTGGAACCAAAGTTGAACTTCTTCCCCTGCTCTTTCATATACCTTTTAATTATAGGATATTCCATCATCCGGTTCTCAACGTCAGTCACTTCTGTGATATACCTCTCAAGCATCTCCTCAAGCTTATCAACATCAAGCTGTACGCCCTCAAGCTCCATCTCTGCAATGGCTTGTGTTGCAGGTGCAATAGTTTCTGTCATCAACCAAAACTGCTCAGAGTCTGCCACTTGCCTGATGAAATACCGTGCAAGGTCCAAGGTCATTCTGGTATCCCATACATTGTACCGTGCCACCTCTTCCAGTGGTATGTTTGACAACTGCTCCCGGTCAATCTCATATCCACCATTGTTGGTATATCTCCAAGCCATTCCTTTCAACGTATGTGGAATGAACTTCCCAACCAACAGGTAGTGAGCCACCATGGTGTCAAACCACAAATTACTCACCGTTATTCCGTACCGTCTACGTAAAAACTTAATATCAAATTTTGCATTCTGTCCAATGAGCCTGAACTTGTCATCTGTGAACAGTTGTGCAAGCTGTTTCATCACCCAGTCTGACTTGCCCTTCCATGGACTCTCATCATGCTCCAATGGAATGAACCAATTCTTATCTCCGGCACTGAATGCAATTGACAGCACATCATCATCAAAGGTCTCATATCCGGTTGTCTCAATGTCAAATGCAAGATTGCACTGTCCATCCCATTCCAGAAGCTCAGTCAGCATCAACTCCAAATCATCCTGTGTGTCAACATTTACCTTGTTAATTGAAAAGTCATTGTCAATATATGCCTTGACTTTTGAAATGTCTCCGTGGAATGCTTCCTCAACTCTGGTGTTCAGGTTCCTCAAAACATATGCCGGATGATACGTGACAAACACGTGCTTCCCATGTGCCGTGAATCCGTATCCCCGGTTGTTCAAGAGTCCACCCTTTCCCAAGATTGCTTGTAGTGGGACCGCTCCAAGTAAAACAATCAAATCCCCTTTGAACTGCTCAATCTCATCCATCAGGAACTTCTTCTTGCACCTGTCTATTTCCTTTTTGACCGGAGTCCTGTTATTTATCGGACGGCATTTACACACATTGGTGTATATAACGTCCTCAGAGCCTATCTCAGCCTTGCCTACAGCTTCCCTAAGGTATTGACCTGCTCTGCCAACAAACGGCCTTCTATCCTCATCCTCTTGCTTTCCGGGAGCCTCACCAATGAACATCACCTTTGCCGTCTCAAGGTCTCCCTCATACGGCACTGGGTCTGGTCCACTCAACGTGCAAGTCT